GGGCATTAAGTGCAAACTGTTGAATGGTGTAACCAGTAGAGCTGGAAGGAAAGGTGCCAATGAAGTCTACTCCAGTGACTCTACCCTCGGACCCCTTATGTGCAGGGGCCCTGAACAATTGACACACCTTAGGACGGGTAGCATCCATTGCGAGCGGTGCGTCAATTACCCCACTGCCAGCAAAGTTAGGTTTGAGCGCTCGACGGCCGGTCTGCGGCTGCGTCGGTCTCGCTTGACTTTGTTGGCGGAAGGCTGGGGATTTTGTTTGGGCTGTTTGCCCTTGTTTGCTTTTGTTCGTTTTACCATTGGACGGAGAAATACGATTCCCAGAAGGTCTATTACCAGTTTTCCGCTCACGCCGGTCTTCCCTTCGGTTTCGACCAGCAGAGCCACGGGGGGCACCGGTTACCCCACGGGGCTCTTCCTTCGGTGGGTGCTTAACCTCACCGTGTGAGACGACGGGCAAAACTGTCGCTCTTTCCAGAGAAATACAAGGGGCGGGGAACTCAGCTTCAGAACCTGCCGAGTCCAATTTATCACACAATGCGTTGAGCTCAGACACGCTAAGACCGAGTCTTTCTGCAACGACCTTAGCAGTCACCGCAGTGCTCAACTGGGGCCAAGACCCTCCAACAGACACATAACGATCATCACGGCGAAGTTGCTCGGCATACCGTGCATCTGGCTCAACGTGATTCAACACGCGCCTCACCGCACGACAATAATTCCCCAACAAAGGTGTTAAAGAATCAGTCGCGAGGTAGCCAACAGCTCGGTGAACAGCTGCGATTTCTCGTGGAACTGTGTCAGTGGTGACAGATAGGTGTATTTTCCCTATTGTGCGGGCAGGATCCTGAACCGATTCGTTTGAGGTCCAAGGATCTGGAAAGAGCCGCCCTAATAAACCGACTGGGTCGTGTTTCTCATGATGTATTATCTTAATGTCCAACCCAAGGAGTTGCGCTACCTTCGACACAACGGCTTGGGGATGACACGTGACGCCGTCATCACCATAACATAATCCTATTTCTCGCCAGGCCTCGTGGCTCGCTAACCCACGCATTCGTCCGCAACAGTACGCAACGAACGCATTAATAATGGTATTGCCGTCAGTGGTCAGTGGTGATCCTGACAACCGACTGCAACCTGGGTTATACTTCACTCCAAACTTGGTCCTACCCTTAGCTTGAAGCTCAGAAAAGAGCAGCTCACGCAACTCATCGTAATACTCTCGGGACACCCATCGCAAATAAACAGCAAATTCAACATTGACACGGAGCCACTCGCTCAACGTGCCATCGAATTTGCCATAATCAGTCTCATCCGCACTCTGATGTAGCAAACAAAACGCGACTAAAGCCTCAGCGATTTCTGGTGGTGTCTTACAAGGTAAATACCAAAGACATTCCATCAATCGTTGCTTCTTCAAGCCATACGTATATTTCGACAATCTAAGAGTGTGGTCGGTGGGGACCGTCGATATATTACGAGGAAAATTTTCCTTAGGATAAAACTCAGCTTTCTGGAAGGACTTAACGTCAC